AGGGGCGTCGGGGCAGTCTTGCGTGTTGCGTCTCAACCTCATGCCCCCCCTTGAAAATCTGGCCCAGGTTCTGGGATGCCCCTTGGAGGCCTCGTGTACGCCACGCTGCTGCATCACCGCGCCGAGTGCGGACAGTCGGTGCCGCCGGTTCGCGTAGTGCCTCAGCCGAAGGGTGTCGGCGTCGCACTGTACACGTGCATATCGTGCGGGGCCATCGCGACATCGACCAAGAGCGTCGGCCGTGGCTAGCCCGAAGCCGAAGCCGGCGCACCTCAAGCTGCTCGAGGGTCGCGGTAACGGTCGCGACTCCGGTGGGCGCAAGGTGGCCGAGGTGCCGAAGTTTCGACGGCTGCCGCCGGAGGCGCCCGAGTGGCTGCCCGACGAGGCGCGCGCCGAGTGGGAGCGTGTCGTGCCCGAGCTCGCACGCATCGAACTGCTCAAGCCCGTCGACCGAGCAGCGCTCACCGCCTACTGCCTGACCTGGCAGCGCATGGTCGATGCGCAGAAGCTCATCACGGAGAACCAGATCGTCGAGGTCGAGCCGGTCAAGGACGCGGACGGCACCGTCGTCGACGTCGTGACCATGAACGGGCACGGCCTGCTCGGCAAGAACAGTCAGGGCATCGTCCGGGCGCCGTGGATCGCGATCATCGAGGCTGCATCGAAGGAGCTGCGCGCGTGGGCTGCCGAGTTCGGATTCACTCCGAGCGCGGAGAACAAGCTGAGCGTGCGGGAGGCCGACGATGGCGAGGAAGACCCATTCGCCTGACCTGAAGCTGTCGGCCGAGGTGCAGTGGTATCTCGAGTCGCGTGGCATCCCGCTTCCCGACTGCCCGCCGCGGGTGAAGACGCCTGAGCCGTCGAAGGTGAAGGGTGCTGTGTTCGACCCCGAGCGGGTCGATCGGGTGCTTGCCGCGTTCGGTGCGCTCAAGCACGTGTCGGGCCAGTGGGCCGGCGCCCCGTTGAAGCCGGACCCGTGGCAGGTCGCCTACATCCTCGCCCCCGTGTTCGGATGGGTGACCTGGGACGCTGACGCGGGCCAGTACGTGCGCATCATCCGCAACCTGTACGTCGACGTGCCGCGCAAGAACGGCAAGTCGACGCTGCTCGGCGGTATCGCGATCTACATGCTCGCGGCGGACGGTGAGCCGGGCGCGCAGATCGTGACGGCGGCGACGTCGGAACGCCAGGCGGGCTTCGTGTTCTCGCCGATCAAGACGCTCGCGGAGAAGTCGCCTGCGCTGGCCAAGCACGTGCGCACGGTCGGCAAGAAGGTGCTGCACCCGAAGTCGGGCTCGTACATCGAGGTCATCTCGTCGGTCGCGGACGCGCAGCACGGCGCGAACCTGCACTTCGTGTGCGTCGACGAGCTGCACGTGCACAAGACGCCCGACATGGTCGAGACCCTCGAGACTGGTACCGGTTCGCGCCGGCAACCGCTCGTCGGGATCATCACCACGGCGGACAGTGGCAAGCAGGGCACGATCTACGCGCGCAAGCGTGAGTACATCGAGCAGCTCGCCCGCGGAGTCATCAAGGACCCGTCAACATTCGGCGTGGTGTGGGCGGCTGAGAAGGGCGCTGACCCGTTCGCTGAGGAGACGCACAAGTCGGCCAACCCCGGTTACGGGATCTCGCCGACGCGGGCGTACATGAAGAGCGCCGCGGCGAAGGCGCAGCAGTCGCCGGCGGATCTCGCATCGTTCATGCGGCTGCACCTCGGCTTGCGGACGAAGCAGGAGACGAAGTACATCGACCTCGAGGTGTGGGATCGGAACGCTTCGCTCGTCTACGAGAGCGAGATGCGCGGGCGCGTCGCGTACGGCGGCCTCGACCTGGCGTCGACGTCGGACCTCACCGCACTGGCGTGGCTGTTCCCGTCCGTCGAGCGTGGCGGTTTCGACGCGCTGTGGCGGCTGTGGACGCCCGAGGAGAACCTCAAGGCTCTGGATAAGCGCACGGCCGGTCTCGCGACCGTGTGGGTGCGTGAGGGGCTGCTGTCGCTCACTCCGGGGAACGTGGCCGACTACGACTTCATCCGGGCGCAGGTCAACAAGGACCGGGAGAAGTTCGACGTTCGTGGCATCGCGTTCGACCCGTGGAACTCGTCGCAGCTGGTCAACGATCTGCTGTCCGATGGTGCACCGATGGTGAAGACGGCGCAGACGTTGCAGAAGCTGTCCGCGCCGACGAAGGAACTGCAGCGTGTCCTGCTCGAGGGCACCGTCGAGAAGCCGATGTTCCGTCACGGGGGGAACGCGGCGGTGCGGTGGCAGGCGGACAACTTCGCCGTGTGGATGGACGCGAACGGGAACGTGAAGCCGGACAAGGCGCACGCGGCGGACAAGATCGACGCGATCGCCGCCGCCGTGAACGCGATGTCGCTCGTGCTCGGCATGGAGCCGAAGAAGAAATCGAAGTACGAGACCGAAGGCGTCGTCAACGCGTGACAGGAAGGAGCACCATCGTGGGCTCTCGCGACAAGCTCATCCGGCGCTCTCTGCGCGAACGGTTCATCGTCACCCTGCGTGATGGGGAGACGTTCGACGGCCTGCTCGTCGAGGCGGATGAGAAGACGATCCGCATGGCCAACGTGTCCCAGATCTCCCGCCAGTCACGCGCGAGCGTCGACGGGGAATTGTTCATCCCGCGCGCCGACATCAAGTACCTGCAGAAGCCCGGAGGGACCGAATGATCCTCTCCAAGGGTGAGCCGTTCGGCTTCGCACCGCAGGCACTCGGTGAGCGCATCCCGAACATCGCGAACGGGTACTTCTACTCGCCTGAAGGACTGCACCTCTCCGGCACCTTCGCCGCATACCCGCTGCTGTACAAGCGGCAGTCGGCTATCGCGACGGTGGTCGACAAGATCGCCAACGCTACCGCGCGGCTCCCGATCAAGGTGTGGGACCCGACGACGGGCATGGAGGATACCTCCTCGCCGTACGCGAAGCTGATCGCGAGCCCCTGCCCGACGATGGCGCCCATGCCGTTCTGGCGGTGGGTGTCGTCGACGTACGAGATCTACGGTGAGGCGTTCCTGTGGAAGCAGCGCCGCGATGTCGACACGGAGACCGGTAAGCAGTCCGGCCCGGTGGTCGCGCTGCTGCCCATGCACCCGTCACGCACGGCGGTGCACCGTGACGAAGAGGGAAACATCGAGTTCGTGTTCGCGCTCGGTGTCGCGTCGGCCGGTCTGCTGCGTGCACCGTCCGAAGACGTGATCCCGTTCCAGCGGTACAACCCCGACACGCTCATGCGCGGCCTGTCCCGCCTTGAGCCGTTGAATGCGACCTTGCTGAACGAGGACGCAGCCCGACGCGCTAACGCCTCATGGTGGCAGCGTGGCGCGCGTCCGTCCGTCGTACTTCAGCACCCTGGCGAGCTGTCTCAGGATGCGCAGGACCGCATCAAGGCGTCGTTCGATGCCCGCCATGCCGGCGCGGACCTGATGGGTGGCACGTCTGTCCTCGAGGAGGGCATGACGGCCAACATCATCCAGCTGAACGCGGAGGAGATGCAGTACATCGAGTCGCGGAAACTGAACCGTGAAGAGGTGTGCATGGTCTACGACGTGCCGCCGCCCGTGGTGCACATCCTCGATCACGCGACGTTCTCGAACATCACCGAGCAGATGCGGTCGATGTACCGGGACACGATGACCCCGCGTCTTGAGGACATCGAGTCGGTGCTTGACCATCACCTGATGGCTGCCGACTTCTTCGGCCAGGGTGAGCGCGACACGAAATTCGACATGTCGGAGGTGCTCCGCGGCGACTTCGAGACTCGCGCCGACAAGGGTGCGCTGCTGCGGCAGAACGGCGGCATCACCGGCAACGAGATGCGGGAACTGATCGGGCTGGGCCGCGTCGACGACCCGGAGATGGATAAGTTCTACGCGAACGCCGCGCTCGTCCCCCTGGGGACGCCCGCGCAGCGCGTGTCGATCACGGAAGCCGTCGCACCCGACCCGGCCCAAGCCGGCGAGATCACCGATACGGCGCAGGGCGCGCAGGAAGCAGCATCCGACGCGGCGAACGCGCAGAAGCCGAAGGGGGTCACGGTTCGCGCCGTGCTGGGAAAAACTGGGCGGGTCAAGGACTCTAAGTCCGCGATCCGCGAGACCCTGGTGGCCGAGCACACGCAAGCGCTCGGGAAGTTCTTCGACCGGCAACGCGCGGCAGTGAAAGCTGCGGCTGCCACGAAGGCGGCAGGCGTGTTCGATCCGTCTCAGTGGGACGGTGACCTCTCGGGCATCCTGCACACGCTCTCGCAGGCGACTGCGCTAGCGATCGGCAACAAGGTCGCGGCGGACCTCGGCGGGAAGTACTCGGGCAAGGACATCGCCGCATGGCTGATGTCGAACTCGGAGGCGACGGCGAAGAAGATCAACCAAGCCACCGCCGACGAGATCACTGCCGCGCTCGAGAACGCCGGCGACGACGAGTCGAGCGATGACACCATCGACGGCCTGTTTGACGGGACCATCGCGGCACGTCACAACCAGATCAGTCTGACCCGGGTGCTCGTCGTCGGGAGCCTCGCCGCGCTTGTCGCTGCACGGCTCTCGTCCGCGAAGACGAAGACGTGGGTCACTGGCGGCAACCCGCGCGCCGATCACGCCGAGATGGACGGCGAGACCGTACCGCTCGGCGAGTTGTTCTCGAACGGCATGAACGGGCCCGGCGACTACAGCGGCGGAGCCGACGAGGTCGCGGGCTGCAACTGCGACCTCGACTTCTCAACGGAAGGGTGACCATGAACGTCATCAAGAAAGACGCGGCGATCGCCAACATCGGCGCCGACGACGAGTTCCCCGGCCGGTTCCAGGTGATCCTCTCCGCGCCGACGCTCGACCGGGACGGCGACACGCTGCTCCCGGATGAGTGGAAGCAGCCGCTGCCGGATCACATCACGTTCGACATCGACCACGGCATGTCGGTGGCGACGACGGTCGGGTCTGGTGCCCCGCATATCGACGATCAGGGACGGTTGATCGTCGACGGCACCTATTCGTCGCTGCCGCGGGCGCAGGAGACGCGCACCCTCGTGAACGAGGGGCACATCCGCACGACGTCGGTGGCGTTCATGACCGAGAAGTCGCAGCAGAAGGACGGCGCCACCGTCGTCAAGCGGGAACTGCTCAACGGCGCGTTTGTCGCCATCCCATCGAACCGAGAGGCACTCGTGCTGAACTCCAAGAGCCTGGCGGCGAAGGCCGGCGCGCGCAACAGCGCGAGCGACGCCGCGCACATCCAAGCGATCCACGACCACGCGACCGCGCTCGGCGCCACGCACGGCACCGACAGCACCGACGACGAGACGAAGTCGATCTTCGCGCTCGCTGTCGGCCGCAAGGATGCCGACGTCGACGACGCGAACGACCCGGTCGACCTGATCTCGGCCACGGATGCCGCGATCGATCAAGCCATCGACCTGTTCGCCAGCGTCGATCTCACAGACTTGCCGCCTGCCATCGCGCAGGCGGTCGCGCTCGTCCAGGCGGCTGACGCCTCGATCGACGAGCTGATGGAAGTGGTCGGGATTCCCGACCCGGATGAGGACGCAACGGATTCCGCCACGGACGCCGACGCCGCCGCCGCCACCGAGAAATCGGCCGCCGCCGCCACGTCGAAGACCGCCGCCGAGGACGAAGCCGAATCGCTTGCAGTAACAGACGAGGAACTGCAGCAGCGGAGGCTCAAGCTCCGCTTCGCCGCCTTCGCCTGATCCCTCACCGCACACAACCCGAGCCGCCGAAGGGCGGTTTTTTTGTGCCAAATCCGAAAGGAACCACCGCAATGTCTGTCATTGAAGCAAAGCGCAAGATGGCCGAGCTCGGCACCAAGGCCGACGAGGTCTACAAGGACGCCACGCTCTCCGCCGCCGAGAAGATGACCCGGTTCGACGAGCTCGACGCCGATCTGAAGAAGTACAGCGACGAGGTCGCCGTCTACGAGCGCGCGAAGCGTTTCTCGGGCGCCGGCGAGAACGACGAGAGCTTCCGCACCGACGTCAAGAGCGTCGCGGAGCGCGAGGCGAAGAAGACCCTCGGTCGCCGGATCATCGAGTCGGACGCCTACAAGCAGGCGCTCGCCAAGAAGGGCTTCGAGTTCAAGACCGCGGCCGAGATCGGCACGAAGGCGGCCGTGACGGTCGACGAAGGTACGGCCATCGCGAATGGTCAGCTGAACGGCGCCGCGGGTGTGCTCTCGCTGCCGGACTACCTGCCCGGCATCGTCGACATTCGGTTCGCGCCGCTGTCAGTCGCGCAGCTGTTCGCGCAGGGCGCGACCGAGTCCGGCATCGTGTCGTACGTCAAGGAAGCCACGGAGACCGTGGGTACCGGGGCCAAGGCCGAGAAGGCAGCCGCGGGACAGTCCGACGCGAGCTTCGCCCGTGTGAACGAGCAGGTCGGCCAGGTCGCCGGCTTCTTCAAGATCACGGACGAGATGCTGCAGGACGCCGCACAGTCGGAGTCGTTCCTGTCGTCCCGCCTGATCGCGCAGATCCAGCGCGAGGAGGAGAACGAGACCCTCAACGGCAGCGGCTACCCGGCACTCGCGGGTGTCCTCGGACGCACCGGCCTGCAGGGCGCGATCAGCGCCGGCACGACCGGCACCCTCGCGAACCCGATGCTGCTCGCCGAGGCGATCCACAAGCAGCGCACCGTGATCCGCACGACTGCATTCGTGGAGCCCGA